GAACAGCACCTGACCGACCTGAAAGAATTGCGTGATAAAGCGTCACAAGATGCCAAATGGGGGCCAGCGATTAATGCTGAGGTCGCAAGGGGAAAGGCTGCTGGGCTATATGTCGAAAAGGTCATCGGTGCCGGTGAAAATGGAGAGCATTTGTTTAAAAACACATCAGCAGCGCCATTAGTTTCAAGGGAAGAATGGCTAATAGCGCATGGCGTAACTATTCCAGAGGCCAAATGAGTTTAGTTGCAGATGCCGTATCGAAGTTATGGGAGCCGCAACCGGGCCCGCAGACATCGGCAATATTAGCAGCTTGGTGCGATGAGCTATTTTTTGGCGGTGCGCGTGGCGGTGGTAAATCTGACTTTCTGCTTGGGGACTATTTGCAGGGCGTTGCTGTTGGCTATGGTGATTTGTGGCGGGGGATCATCTTTCGCAAGACATATCTTGAGCTGGAAGAACTGCAAATCCGGGCAACGCAGTTATTCCCTGCCTATGGCGGTATTTATAAGGTTCAATCTTCCGTCGAGTTCCCGTTCTCGAATTGCTGGTATTTCCCCAGTGGGGAAACGCTCAAGATGCGTTATCTCAAGAGCGACAAGGATGCAGAAAACTACCAAGGCCATCAATACGCATGGATCGGATTTGATGAGCTAACAAACCACGCAACGCCTACGGCTTACGACAAACTGAAAGCTTGCTTGCGGATTCAAGGCGTCCCTAAACGCATCAGGTCATCAGGTAATCCTGGCGGTAAAGGCCATTTGTGGGTTAAGCAAAGATTTATTGATTGCTCTCCGCCTTACGTGCCGTATCTAGATAAGGATACTGGCTTAACTCGTATCTATATCCCTTCGAGACTGGGGGACAACAAATATCTGCGCGACGATAAGCAATACGTGGCGCTGATTAGAGCATCAGGCAGCGAGGAACTGGTAAAGGCGTGGCTTGATGGCAATTGGGACATTGTTGCAGGGGCGTACTTTGATTGCTGGGACAAGGACAAGCACGTCATTAAGCCGTTTCGCATTCCTGCAGAGTGGACACGGTTCAGGTCTTTCGATTGGGGAAGTGCAAAGCCGTTTAGCGTGGGCTGGTGGGCGATAAGCGATGGTTCAGTTTTACCGAAAGGCGCATTGATCAGGTATCGAGAGTGGTACGGAAGAAAAGAGACTGACTACAACGTAGGTCTTAAGCTGACGGCAGAGGCGATTGCAGAAGGCATCAAGAAGCGGGAGAAAGGCGAGACGATTGCTTACGGTGTTGCTGATCCTGCATGTTGGAAAGAGGACGGCGGGCCTAGTCATGCAGAGCGGATGGCAAAGGCTGGCGTAAGGTTTAGACCGGCAGACAATTCGCGCATCAATGGCTGGGATCAAATGAGGCAAAGATTCATTGGGATAGATGGGGCACCGATGATTTATTATTTTGATACCTGCCTTGATTCGGTGCGCACCATTCCATTGTTGCAGCACGACGAAAATAATCCAGAAGACTTAGATAGTGAAATGGAAGATCACTGCTTCGCGGCAGGAACGATGGTCAATACGCGGTCAGGAAAAGTACCAATCGAACGACTGGATGAGTCCGGCATTGTTGAATCAGAGAATGGTTTTGCGTTTTACAGATCAGCCAGACTTGTGAAAAAGCAGGCCAAAGTAATCAGGCTGACATTTGACGATGGCACAACAGTTGTTTGCACTCCTGATCATAAATTCCTTGAGGATACAGACGATTGGCGTTATGCTTATGACTTACTTGGGAGGTCAGTAAAATGCGCGTCAATGTCATCAGTGCAACGATTCAAGAGTTTGATGGTGTCAGGTACTACCTATGCGGTAGCTACTTTCAGAAGAAGGGTATCAGACTGCATAGAGTCGTTTGGGAGTTTCATTTTGGAGTCATCCCAGATGGAAACCACGTTCACCACGCAGATGGAGACCGAGCAAACAATAAAATCGAGAATTTGCAATGTATCAGTTACATCAACCACCTCTCAGGAGAGCATGGAGCTGAGTCAGGAATCAGGGGCAAGAAAAGCATCGACAAGGCCAGGCTGTTTGCATCAAAGTGGCATGGATCGGAAGAGGGCCGCAAGTGGCACTCACAACACTACGATAAGCACATCAGGCCTATCATGGAAAAGACAGTCGATGCTGTATGTCAGCACTGCGGCGCGGCTTATCAAGTCAACGCTACTAAGGTCAATCAAGGCAAGTTTTGCGGAAACAACTGCAAGGCGCGCGCTTTGCGTAAGCGTAGAAGTGATGAGAGAAAAGCAAGACGTGTACTGTCTGACGGTGCCAAGTAATTCACGATTTTCGATTGAGTCTGGGCTAATAGTATCAAATTGCGCAGATGATAGTAGGTATGCGTGCATGAGCAGGCCATTCAGCCGGGAAGTAAAGCAACGCAAGAAACCCGCCGAAGTTGGAACCATCGGATGGGTCTACCAGCGCACCAATGAATAAAAAACACCGTAAAAATATCGATCATGATCTATCGCATGGAAAAATAACCCGTGGGCTAATCTCGCAGTGCAAGTTTTTAAACTTTGGACTAGGAGATTTTCACCATGAAATCAAAGATTACAGCAGCGGTATCCTCTGCCGCAGCATCCGCAACACTTACCACGAATGAAGCCGGGCTGTTGCCTGGAATGACCATTGACGTTGAGCTTGTCGCCCCTGTTGGTGGATTTTCCGGTACTGCACGCTGGCAGACCTCGCAAAACGGCACCACCTGGACAAATGCCGGGGTTGATTGGGTAACGACTGCTGGCGGAGTTGACTTCCAGCAAATCAAGCTCGAGCAATATCTGCGCGTAAATGTCTCTGCCTATGCCTCTGGCAGCGTCAAGGGCCGCGCTCAATCCAATATCGGTTAATCACCGATGCTTGAGCCAGTCGATGATGTAAAAAATCCTGCATCAGAGCAGGAAAAGGCGCACGCCAAGCGCCTACTTAAACGTATCAAGTCGTTCGAGAAGATGCTTGGCGAACGTGCCGAAGGCTGGAAAAAGGCACGGGAATATGCTGACGGAGACACTGAAGGAGACGGAGAGAAAGGGCTGGTTCGTGTCAACCTGATTGGATCTTTTCTCGACACGGTTCAGCCGTCAATCTACGCTAAAGCGCCCGAAATTGCTGTTACGCTGGATGATCGAATCGACACCAGCGAATATCCTGTTTATGCAGGATTTGCGCAGACCTTGCAGGATGCGCTTAATGTGTTTCTGGTCAAGGATGCCAAGCTTAAGACGCGAGGTAAAGCGGCTGTTCGAGGCTCACTGACTGCGACTATCGGCTGGGCTAAAGTGCTGTATCAGGTTGATAAGCGCGAAGACCCAATCATCCGCAACCAGATCAACGATACGCAAGATAATATCGAGCGCATCAAGGTACTGGTTGAGGAAACCAAGCAGGAAGGTGGGGAGTGTGCTGATTACGATGCCAAACTGTTTGAGCTTAATCAGCAGGTAGAGGCATTACAGGCCAAGATTGAAGTTGTAACCGCCGAGGGGCTGGTGGTTGATATAGTGCCAGCAGAAGACATCATCATCATGGACGCATCATGTCGTGATGTTGACGAGTTCATGCAGTCTAATGAAATTTGTCACCGTATCAAGATGACGGTCGATGCGTTCAAGACCAAGTTTGGCAAAGCTCCGCCAAAATCAACGAAGAAGTATGTTTCTGATTCTGGTGACGAATCCGCAGAAGTCGATGAAGATGACCATCTGGTTAGCGTCTATGAGGTGTGGTCGCTTAAAGACTTGACGGTTTACACCATATGCGAAGGCTCTCAGCAGTATGTCCGTCCTCCATTCCAGCCGCAAACGCTAGGGGAGCAGTGGTATCCATTCTTTGGGCTGCAACTTCGCCGGGTAGATGGTAAAAAATACCCGCGCTCGATGGTTGAGCAATTAATCGAGTTGCAGGACGAATTTAATACCCGGCGCACCAATGCGTCGGAACATCGCAAGAAAAATATCCCGGTTAGATTGCTGAATAAGGCATCTGGAATCAGCGATGACGAAGTTACCAAGATCGTGAATAGAAGCATTCAGACCGATGTGATTGGCGTGACGATGGACGCCAATACGCCATTGCAAAACCAGCTTGGTAGCCTGCCAGAAATCCCATATAACCCGCAGATGTACGACACCAGCGACATCATGCGCGATATGGAAATGGTCGGTAATACACAGGATGCAGCGCGTGGCGCAATCAATACCGCCAAGACTGCCACCGAAGCCGAGATTATGAGCATGGGCATGCAGTCACGTACGTCCGAGGCGCTGGATGTGATCGAGGACTGGTTAAGCGAGATTGCTATTTACTCAGCGCAATTGCTATTGCAAAAAATGCCAGCAGCTTTAATCAAGAAGCGTTTTGGCGAAAGCGCGGTATGGCCTGAGCTGACAAAGCAAGAGCTTTTCGAGATGGTCAATATCTCAATTCGTGCCGGTTCTACATCACGCCCAAACAAGATGCGGGAGCGCGATCAATGGCTGCAACTCATGCCAATCATTCAGCAGACGATGGAAAAGGTTGTGATAGCAAAGCAGCAAGGGCAAGAGGAAATCGCTGACGCTTATATCGCACTTCTTGATGAAACGTTACATAGATTCGATGAAAAGCTGGACGCAAAAGAATTGCTTGGTATTGGCAAGGATGCGGATTCGGCTGATGACGGTGGAAATCAACCGACAAGTATTCCACCTGAACAACTCGCAGAAATTCAGAAGCAGCTAGACCAGCAAATGAAGGGCATCGAAGACAAGAGCCGCGAGCTTGATAAGCAGGCCAATGAGGTAGCAATGGAGCGCGTACAACTTGAGGCCGACAGAAAAGTAGCGCAGGCAGAATCCGAATTGCTGCTTGAGCGCCTTAAATATGCAGGAACTGGATTAACTCAGGAGTAAATCATGGCACAGACGACTATTTTGGCAGCAGGACAAACCGCAGCAACCAGTAGCGATATTGTTCTGGCGCAGAACGAGACGCGCACAGTCGGACTTTTCGTGGCATCAGGGAATGTTTCTAACTCTTATGATTTCCCGATCATGATTGATACTCCGGGAGCGGATTATCAGGTCGATGCGTTAAACGGGCAGCGACCTACTGTTGTATTGGCTGGCCCCGGCACGTTCAGGGTGAAACGTCCTGATATTTCAGCTAAAGCGCTTGATGTTGGCATTTTCACGGAGGGTTAATCCGTGCTTGGTCGTAGGATTGCAAGGAAAGTTACAAGGGATATTGGGTATCCAGTTGGGCGTCTTGGCTGGTCGCTAGGGACGGCTCCTGCGCCTGACGCGGGTATATCTGGAATCTCGTCCGCATGGGGTAGTTACGCCTACGCCGATGGCTTCAACCGTGTCTATACGACAGTTGAGACGGTTGTAATTACTTCACCGGCAACCGGAGCGACAGTCCTTGGTAATTGGGGAACTACTGGTGGAGGCGGTTCAGGAGCAACTGGCAGGTTCACGCAAAACAACGGGAACTCGATCACCGGCGCTGACATATCCACTGTCGGGAGTGGCTATACCTCTCCGCCGACGATAGTTTCCACTTCAGGCAATCTTGGCGGAGCTATCCTGTGTCCGAATGCCGACTGGATTTTCACGGATGACAGCGTAGCAAATAGCGTCACAGGTAACATCACGCTAGTCACCAAGGCCGCGCTTACTGACTGGACGCCAGCAACCGCCAACACGCTGATCAACAAGGACAGCACTGTTTCTGGCGGTCGCTCGTATGCGATGAGCGTACAGCCCAGTGGCGTTATTCGTCTCTCATTCTCTACCGCTGGCACGACGATGGTTGATGTTGATTCGACCGTTGCTCCATCGTTCACGGATGGCGGCACTTATTGGGTAGCGGCAGAGCGCAACTCGACTACCGGTGATGTTCGGTTCTATACCAGCCCAGATGGCACGACTTGGACGCAGCTAGGCACCACAGTAACCTCTACAACTGGCTCGATCTACAACAGCGCAACAGCGCTTGGTTTCGGCACCGTTTACACGATGGGCATGACGCTTGATGGCAAGGTTTTCATCAATCGTGTTTATTCCGGCTTCGCTGTATCCGCATCTGGCAGCGCCGTACTAAAAGCCGAGTTCGATGCCACAATGGTTCGCACAGGTCGGCATGTCTACTCGCGCAACACGGGCGAGATGTGGAAGGTTTACGGCTATGCCGCCGATGTAAAGAACTACGGAACTATCACCATCGGCTTTGATTGCGCATCGCCTGCATTTGCCAAGATCGAGTATGGTGTCGCATCTGGTGTGTACCTATTTACGGTCAACGACCTCAATAGTCTATCTTCACACAGCATTAATATCGGACAGTCTGGTGAGTTTGATCGCGCACGCAAGTGGTA